AAAATTTTATAAATTCAACTAAAGCTACGTTTAAACCTAGTTTAATATCATCCCAATATTTTATCGTTACCCAAGATAAACCAGCAATAACGGCAGCAATAGCCATTACAGTTAAACCTATGGGGTTAGCTACTGCCAAAGCTCCTACAAATTTAAATGCTGTGCCTATAGCCATTAATGCTTTAAATGCTGCCCCACCAAATAAAATAAAACTTCCCTTGATAGCTAACAAAGAAAATTTAAGGCCACCTAAAACAGCCCCTACCGTTAGAATAGCTGAGGATATCCCTGTAAATGCTCCTAAAATAATGCCACCAAAGGAAACCAATTGTCCTATCCATGGGAATTCGACTACTAAATTCTCAAACTTCGTAATTAATTGTGATAGCTTAGCAAAAGTTTCAGACAAAACATCTAAAAGCCCTGAATTTACAAAAGTGATTTTCAAATTTTCGAAAGAAGCTTGAAAAGTATCAACTTTGTTTTTGTAACTATCCGCTACCAATTTATATTTATTGTCTAAAACCCCATCGGAATTAGATAAATTATCGGCAGATTTCAGCCAGTCGCCTTTTCCTTTGTTACCAAAAGTTACAGTGGCGTGTATGCCCTCTTTCCCAAATAATTTAGTGCTGTGAGCCATGAAGATTTCACTAGGAAGCGATTCCTTCGCTTTTTGGAAGGTTTCAATAATATATTTCATATCAAATTGACCTTTGATATCAGTCAATTTACTCATATCGAAGCCTAGTCCTCGTGCCGCTTGTACTTTCTCATTTTCGCCTTTTTTACTTGGTTTTAAATCAATTCCTGCTTTTTCGTATTGTTCTCTTAATGCAGGATTAGCTTTGACCATATTTTTAAAATCGTTGGATTGTGTACGGGCTTCTAACAGTCCAAACATAAAATTCTTTGAAGCTGTAGCCACTTCTGAGCCTTCTATGTCGTTATTACCTGCACTTGTGATAAAGCTAGCGGCCTGTTCCTTACTAAGCCCCATCAGCTTTGCAATGGGTGCAATAGCCTTCATAGATTGTAAAACGTTTTCTAAGTTAGCCCCTGACGCAATCTCAAGCTTATGTAAGAATCCCCCTATTTTGGAGTAGTCGAATTCTTCAAACGTATTTGCAACCCCTGATAAAGTCCCTATGCTATTTAACGGATCAGTTTTTTGAATAGAAAGTTTCGATTGTTGAATAGCAACTTTTGAAATGCTCACAAGCTGGCCTACATCTTCAACACCTTTTCTTGCCGCTTCACGCATAACTTTTGAAATTTCGGGAAGCCCTACACCCATTTGTTGAGAAAGTTTCTTCGCTTCAATTTCTAAAAGATTTTTAGCACCCGAATTTAAATTCGCTGATTCCGCTATAATGTCCACATTTAATTTATAGTCACTTGCCCCATCAAGACCGCTTGTAATTGCAGATGTTAATTTATTACCTAAATCATTAAGAGGCTGTATATAATCATTGAAGCCATTTTTTAAATCTTTTAAATTAGATCTAAAATCAGAAAACATATTTTTAAACGTGTTCTTAGTTTTAGACCCCATTATATCAAGATTAGTACCGAGTTTATTAAAGCCACCGCCTAAATTTTGGAGTTCTTTTCCCAAATTACTTAGCTCATTCATGTTACCGATGTTTTTAATCGAGTTTGCTATTTGGGAAAAATCCTTTTGAAGCTTGTCGAAGTCACTAGAAAAAGAGTCAATGGTGCTTAATTCTATTTTTAAAGGAATAGTCGTCATTTGAAATACTCTTTCATTTCGTCCAATAATTCTATTACTTCCCCACAATTTAACTCTAAAATGTCTTTTTTAGACCAATGTAAATTATGGGCAAAATGAATTATTATTCGGGTAATTGTGTGTCTTTCAAAACAGGCTTCTTCAAAAAACCTTTTAAAACTTCCATGCAACGTCCGTAATCTGTAAAATCTAAATCTATTAAATTATCTTTTTTTATTCCACATACACGACTAAACACATCTAACAACGCTTTAGGCGTGTTCATTTTATCGAATTCTAAATCTAGTGCATCACCTAAACTTATTCTTTGTATTGTAATTTCATCGACTTCCCCTTCTTTCGTTGTGATGGGGTAATCTAATTTTACGGTTACTGAGCCTCTATTTTTTGTTGTCATGATAAAATCCTTTTACTTTTATAAATTTATTATTAAACTTCTGCATGCTTGCAGCCAACAAATTTAACTGAAATTTCGCCCTTTTCCGTATCTGCTTCTACGCCTTTTTCATTTGTTGAAAAAGCTTGATATAAAGTGAATGTTTTTCCATCTGGTAAATCAAGCGTAATTGTAGCATCTTCAATATCTGCAATATCTTTCAAAGCTATATCTTTTTTAACAATAACCCCTTCAATAAATGCCGCTGTAGTTTCTCCAGTAAAACCAAGCACGCCCTGATGCGCTAATTTTTCAGTACGTTTTATTTCTCCACCACCATACTTAAAAGAACCTGTGGCAAAGTATAATTTTCCATTCACTTTTAAAGAAATAACGCCACCTAACATTTTACTCATTTGTATATCCTTTATCTAAATTGGATCTGAACAGCGGTTTGGATTAGCTGCCTAATTAATGTAGGAGGTAACAAGAAATTAAGACGGCCTTTATTTTTCTCATCAATTTCTACTACTAAATTTTCAATAAAATCTTTTGAATCTTGGACAAGTCCCAATTGTTCCCAATGTAAAAATCTGGAAATAGCTTCACACTTTGCAAGCTTTGGAGTTAATATTTTTTGACTTGGTGAAACAACGGCCGTGTTTTTTGCTAATTTAAATCTGCTATACTTTGACCAAAAATAATTTTTAAAATCACGTCTTATAAAAGATAAAGTAAAAACGGTCTCAGGACTAAGTAAACTTTCGTCTGGCAATCCAGCATCATTTTTTTTGTATGCGGTTAAAAGTCGTTCAATTCTTGCAGTAGTTCCTACTGTATTAATTACTCCAATCCCACGATTTAATAATTCCACAACCTCAGAGTTTTGTAATCTGTTGGTGACATCAGGGGGATCTATACCATTTAACGGGACAGTTTGCAGCGGCCTAGCTGGATCAATGGAAACACTAACCGCTACGGCGGCAGCAAGAGCCGCTGATATCTCGTGATTGCCTTTTGGTGATTTATGATAAGCTGAATAAATAATGTATGGGGTATTTAAATCGTCGAATTTATCGGTATCCGCCGTGGCTTTATTGTTTGTTCCGTAAACTAACACGCCATCTAATTGTTTTGCCGCATGCCAACGTTTTTCAAGCTCTGCTGAAAATTTTTCTAAAATAGTTTTATCCACAAAAGAAGAAACAAAAAAATCAAAATCAAAATCTTTAATTATATCTTTAAAAATCTTTGATATTTCAAAACTTGAAGACACCCCACCTGAAAATTCAAGTTTTGTTTCAACTTCATTTACTTTAAAAATGCCTATTTTTCCATTTAAAGCCGCTGTTTTTTGAGTTGACGTAACTACAATTTCGGACGGTTTGTTATTAGCTGAATTTACTTTTACAGTAAACAATATCCCGTGTTGACTCATCCATTTATTAAATTCGTCTTCTATATTTTTAGTGATCAAACTGTACGCAACATTTGCCCAATAACCGTTATAAGTAAAATTGATATACTCATTTTCTTTCATTGTATCTGGTATTTTGTATGTAATTTTAGCGGCAATGTTGCTATTAGGTACTGCCATGCCCCAAAGTTCTGTCGCATTTCCTATATCATTGTCTTTGTAGGATATAAACATTTCGTGCATAATGGTATTTCGACCAAAAATATCAATTACTGTTTTTTCACTTGAAAGTCTAAATAATTTATTGTGATTTTCTTTTAATTTGTCATCAATATTTGCGGTAGAAATTAACAAAGTTTTAGTAACTTTGTTAGCCCCACTGGCGGCACTTGTATCAAATTCAATCCAGCAACTCGGTTGCCTTGTATCGGTTATTGTATTAAAGGAAACCATTTTTATTATCCTTTTCTTCGTTATTTAATTGTATTTCTAATTTTGGTAATTTTAATTCTTCAACTTCTTCCCATGGAATAGGGTGGAACTCATAGTTAACAAGATAATTTAGAGTCATTATTTCACATAAACTCGAACTTATTTTTTCGTTTGTATCGTATTCCATGCCTTCATATTTTATCTTAAAATTGGGGGATATAAACGAGGCCATTTCATTTTCAATTAATTCTGCTATATCTTCTGCAAGCTCCCAACCATCTAAATCATTAATGGGGTACTTATTAAAAATAAGAACCTTTAATAAAACATCTCTTTCTGTTCCATATGGGAAAATATCTTTAACCATTTTTTCAGGAACACTTAAAATGCTTACAATTGGATAAGTTTCTTTATTATCAAAAGAATGTAAGTAATTTATTCGTAACTGAACTTTATTAAAGAGTTTTTTAAGATACTCAAAAATCTCTTTTTTTATTAATTTTCTTGTTACTTGAATTGTCATGATACTCACCTAGATAATATTTGATAAATCCTTGCAAAGTTTCTTGTGCTACAACGCTATATTTCTTTTCTTTAATTTTAACAAAATTGACTTCTACTCTATCAAATTCATCTTTAGATTTTACACTGACCGTACAAAGGTAATCAGTAATACTTGCAATAGAGTTTTCTAAAGGGGTAAGTAACTTCTCCCCATAAATACCAGTCAATAAATTAAACCTATCGTCTTTAAATTGGACTAAAAGCGGCTCACCTAATGTTCTGTTAATTATATTTGAAGCGTTTTCTACTAATGAATTAAAGTTTATTTTCATTATATGAGAATCTCCGCTAATTCATTTTCACCGCTAGTTAGGGCATAACCAATTAAATTATTATTTTGAGTTGCTGATAATGTTCTAGCGGCAGTGTCCAAATATATCGGAGCACCTGCAACGAATTTTCCTGTCACTGCTAATAAAAATTGGCCTTTAAAATCCACTGTAACATGCTCACCTTGTTTTGCGTTAGTTAACGGTACGTAAACTATTTTACCTAATAAATAGGGTTCATGTGCTTTTACATTTTCAGGAGCTGAAAAATATCCAGTTGTATATTCGCCAATTTTGCCAGTGTAATGTTTAGGTTTTTCTAAAGTCATTTTTTTAATCCTTTCTAAATTTAGTTATGTTTGTTACTTTATTATTTCCCAGGATTGTAAAAAACCCCTTTATAACTGGATATTGCAGCCGCAAAATCCAGTAACCCAATAAAGTCAATTGAAAGTGTATCGAAATTTTGTTGTTTCCTTAGTTGCGAACCTGTGGAACCTGCTAAATATGCGGTTTTGACTATGTCATATTGAATTGGATTAGCAGTCATGTACCAGCCATGAGGGTTGATACTATCTAAAGACGGGTCGACAATTAATTGGAATCTATTTGCGTATATATTGATGTCTTCAGCTTTATTTGCATTGACAGAAGCAAGAGCACGGTAAGCTGAATTTTCTAAATTCTTTGGTACAATTAGCCAACACCCATATAAGCCTATTCGGTTACCATCTAATGCTACTTGTGCAGCTAAAGCATTGTCACCTTCCTCAAATGTTTTTGCGCTTGGAATGCCTTTGATGGCAGCTAGATTGCCGTGTTCTTTACAAAATACGGTGTGGCCATCCGCCATTTTATAAGTAAGATCTGAAAACAAAGACATGATTATTTTCTTTTCAGTCATTGCCGCACCACGTCCAAACATTTTTGGAATTTCTTGCAATAATCCTATTTCATCGCCTATGATTGCTTGACGAGTGATAGATAATTTCTTTTGAAAAGTGTCTAATTTAATAGAATTTTGAGTGTTGTTTGTGGAGTGTCCTTGCTTTGGTGGCGCACCTTCTGGCGTTTTTTCAAACTCGGTAAATATTGTCGTATCAACAAGATTAGTTGCTTTAAAGTCTGGTAACACCATGGGGCTAATTAAAGGTTTATAGGGTTGCTCAATAAGTCCATAATTGAATTTTACGACTTTATTCACAACTGTATGAAGTGCATCTCCAAATAATGCCGAATTTATCCCACGTTCCGCAATTTCGTTTCTGTCGTATCCGCTTAAATCTCTATTTAAACATTTAATAGTATCAAGAAAGGAAATGCCACGATAATTTGCGCCTATTTCCTGTATTTCTTCGACACCAATACGAGCAGCAAGGGCATTTTCAATGCCTCGTTGCATATGTTTTATTTCACAGTGGTCTGTCCCATATACAGGTGCAGAGTGCGATTTAATTGGATTATTCTTTTCAAAATTTTCCATTGCGTATTGAGTAATAAGTTTTTTGCCATGTTGAATATCTAACGCATCAGTTAAAACATTATGTGTTTGTTCTGTATTTAGAGAACGTTTTGCACATAGGACGCTTAAATCTGCATAAAAAACAGAACTCTTAGGTATGTCCGTAGTATTTGCGGAATTTAGAGAACGAGTTTCTGTTTTTATATCAGAAACGGCATTGCTTGATTCTATCGTCGTTGAATTATTAGCAACATTGTCATTCATAGAAGCTGTTATTGCTGGCTCGCTTGTTTTCATGGCACGGCCGATTTTATTTTTATAAAACATTGTATCTGTTTCTCCTTCAATTATTGTTTCGTTATAGGAATTGTTATCATCAGTTAATGAACGAATATTTGCTTTATAATCCGCTGATACAGGGACTATTGAAATTTCAAATGGTTCTAATTTTGTGATTAATTTTGTTTTATATGCGTAGTTTTCTTTTTGTAGCCATTTTATAAGAAGTGTAAAATATCCCATGGAAATACTGGTAATAATTCCATCTTTTATATCTTGCCAAAGGTCATCTAATCCTGATCGTTTTGATAATCTAGCCGCTACATGTAACAAACCATTTTCGATCCATGCGTCTGTTGTACGGCCTAATATATGGGAAATATCATCCCGTTTGTGGTTATTAAGTAGGCTTGCTCCTGCCTTTAATCTATTTAAAACTACACTGTCATCAGAGATAACTAGCTCTTCAAAATAAGTAACTTCTTTACCATTTATTAATACAGTTCTTGGAGTTTCTGCACCTGTTGAAGCAATTAATATAAAGGATCTATCTTCATCTTTTGTGCTTTCAGGCTTTAATTTAAAACAAGATTCTAAAACGGATATTGTCATTTATTACCTCCTATTTTTTTATTTTTATTATCCGTTTTATTTTTTAATGGGGTATTTAAAACTTGTTCAGACGAGGTATAGCCATCTTCTCTTCTAATTTCTTCCACTGTTTTTAATTGATGTTGCAAAGCGAGGACATGCGCTTTCACGTCTTTTAATGTGTCGATACTTTCTCGCTTCGGAGCTGTCCAAATTGCTTTTATTTTTTCAACTTCAAATTTTGGATAATGATAGTTAACTCCCTCGGCAAACCATTTAACAATGGGGTCGCACATCTGAGGGATAATTGTATTTTCTCTCCACGCATCTACATTTTTGTAGTACTCTACCAGCCCAACACGGGCAGAACTAAAATTAACTTCAGATAGATCAGACGTTAATAATTCATACGGCATGCTGATAGCTGCGGCTATTTTCTTTAAAGTAACGCTTACAAATTCTGCATAACCTAAAACATTGGGTGGAGTGGGAAAAGTAACGGTTTTTCCTGCTGGCAGATATTCTATCGTACCTGCGCCCATTGTCTCACCTTCTAAATGCCGAGGATTGTCTTTTTCGGCAATTTGGCTTCCGCCTTGGATGTCATGCACGAAAGCCGAAAAACAGCTTGCTACACGCCTTCTAATGAGTTCCGAAGTTTGATAATCATCAAGATGTTTTAAATCGAGCATAGCAGGTGTAAGCGTTGGGATTCCTCTAATCTGCCCAGCTCGTTCTATTTTTATTAATTGCAACATCTCAGTGGCAGGAATAAAACTCGATTCGGCCGTGTTATGGCTATGCTTAACCATGAAGCCTAGCCGCCTACCACGTGGATTTACAACAACACCTTGAACGATTTGCCCCATTGGGGAGGTTGTTTGATTTAAACTCTCATCTACTAACTCTGCCTCTATAAGGCCAATTTCAAAACCTAATAAGTTATCCGCTGGATACCAGCGAAGAAACGCATCACCGCCAGCCGCTACCTCCCGACAAGCTAGGGATTGGAGGCCGTAAAGATTTAGCATGCCATCGGCACTTACATTTGCGCTTTTTGCCCATTCGTCCCATAGCTCTTGCAGGAATCTATTCTTTTTATTTCCATAATAAATATCTGCCAGTATCCCACCACCAACCACGTTATTTTGGATGGATGACATGGCTTTGGAAGGATAGCCGCTATCGTCCACCAGTTGGCGGCTTCTAGCCCTTAGAGTACTCAAATTATATGCAAGTTTATGATTAATCCCATGTGTATCTAATGCAAGCCAATTTTGATGGCGTGCGCTTCTGCTAGCCGCTGCAAACGACCTTGTGTTGATTTCCCATTGATAATAGACATTATCTTGGATCATAAATCATTACTCGCCTGTTTGGTCTGTTCCTATTTAATGAATTAATTTTTGTAATTAAAATATCCCGTGCATTTAATAGTTCGCTTGTTGTTTTAAAATGAACTTCTTTACCATCAAATTTAACAATTTTTACATTGCTAAATATGGCTTCCTCAACGGCTTCCAATTGCTCCATTAATTTTGATCTGTTTTCTGACACGGTTTCACCCCCTCAAAATTTTAAAAAATCACGTAGCCAATTGATTCGCTTAGTTTTTTTAAATCCGATTTAAAAAGTCCAACCCTTTCAATTAGGTACGTGCTTTCTTAAAATTTTGGAGGTTTTGAAGATGAGCAGATTAAACGAGTTTTTAAACATTTTGGACAAAGTGGAAGGGAGACATAGCAATGATCCTCGTGATAGGGGAGGGGAAACTTTTAGAGGGATTACCCAAAAAACATACAATAATTTTTGTAAAAAAATGGGTATTCCTATTAAACCTGTCAGCTCATTATCTGACGAAGAAGTTAAATATTTTTATCAAGAAGAAATTTTTAAGAACTGTCGCTTTAATGAGCGAATAGAAATTCATTATAATTATTTTGATTGTTTAGTTAATGGGGGTAGTTATGGTCACAAAAAAATAACTGAATATATGAATGCAAAAATATTAGAAAGACCCATGACAGAATCAGAAATTTTAGAAACCCTCTATGACTTTAGATTAAAACAATTCAAAAAAATAGCTGAAATATATTACAAAACTACCTCAATAAATGAATACCCATTAAAAGGTTGGATAAACCGCATATCTAAAATAAGGGCGTATTTCAATAATAAAAAAAGGATAACAAATGGAAAATAATTCAAGCCCCCCAAATAATAAATCACAGGATAATGCCAATACAATGACTGAAAGATTGGTCAATAAAGTTACTGAAGGTTTCACAGGCTCAGGCGCACCTTATGTTTTTGGTACTGTGGTTTTGATTACAGTTTTTGTATTTGTGGGCTATGTAGCTAAAGATATAAACAATGGAGTTTTAGCTAAAATAGATGATATTTATAAAGAGCAAAAACAAGCAAATATTAATTCTGAAAAGATTCAAGTGAAACTTGAATCGAATCAAAGGGACTTATTGAATCTTAAAGAACAACAATTGAAAATTGAGAGACTTCAAGCAGAACAAGAGAAACGTCTATACCGTATAGAATCAAAGAAGAACTATTAATTTAATTAAATATTAAGGATGATATTTTTATGAATACAATTTTAAATTATCAAGTAATACAAGTAAACGATTCCCAATATTGGGACATTTACTATAATGAATTTATGCAAGATTTCCCTGATGAAATTACTTTTATTCGTGAAGGAATTTTAACAAATGAGCAAAAATTAAAAAGACAAAATCTATTAAATAAGACTTCAAATATCTCTCATCATTTTATTTTAAAAGACGGTGATAAAGCTATTGCATTATTTAGGGGAGAGCAGAGAGACATAGATGTTTACTATCTACGCCATGGAGTCGTTAAAAAAGAATATCAAAGGCAGGGGATTTTATCGGAGTGTCTGAATAAAGCAATTGAGTATTGCAAAGAATTAGGATTTATTCAGATTATATGCTGCTTTGTCTTATCAAATAACAATATATTGGCGCAAATGATTAAGAAAGATTTTTATATTACAGGGATAGAAACACATGCCGAATATGGGCAAATAGGCTGGCTAACTCATTTTTTAAATGAAGATTTAAAGAAAGCCTATTTATACAGAACTGGCATGGTTTGCTTTTCCGATAAATTATGTGAACATTCAGAAGGAAATATGCAAAAGCTTCTAAACTTGATTAAAGGAAATTCTTAAATATATGAAAAAATCTAATTTAATTTATACAATAATAACATTAACAATTATGGTAATTAGTGGATTTACTTTTTACCCTCTTTATAAAGTTTGGCAGCAAGAAAAAGAAGGAGAAGCAGAATTAGCACGAGCAACATCAAATAGGAAAATTAAAATCCTTGAAGCAGAAGCAAAAAAAGAAGCTGCAATTTCAGAAGCTCTTGCAGAAATAGAACGGGCTAAAGGTGTAGCTAAAGCAAACGAAATTATAGGCAGCTCATTAAAAAATAATGAGAGTTATTTACGTTATCTTTGGATATCAAATTTAAATGGGAATAATAAAGAAGTGATTTATATTCCTACAGAAGCAAATTTACCCATACTAGAAGCAGGCAAAAGATAAATAAAAATTCTTAATCTTTCTTTATTGCCTTTCTCCAAGTTTTAAGCTGGACATACCCAATCACATCATTTTCATTATCAAGTTTTGGTTTTAAAATTACAGGTATTTGTAAATCAACTATTAATTTTTTTGTATACCTAAGCTCAGTCCCCAATATTCTAGCAACATCTTTATATTTCAAATTATCGCTATCAAAACTAGGATGAGTTTTTAGAAAATTAATCTTATAATTTTTATCTTTTTTTCTAATCATTGAATCGTACATGTTCAAATTTCTGAGAGCGTTGTTTGCATAATTTTCAGGGTTTTCAAGCCCCAAATGTTTAGCTATATTTAAAAATCGCTCTCTTGTTTTTTCACCTTCAGACATTAAGCAATCTCTTTCTTTGTTTCTTATTCTTTTAAATATTTTTCATTCCACTCCAAATTTTGTATAAGTATCGCCTAAATAATTCCCAACAATCCCGTTTAAATCTGTCATAGTTGATGCGGTTGTCATTTTGAGCCTCCTATTTTGTTTTCTAAGAAAATTCAATTCCTTAGTCTCGCAAATATAAAACATAGGGGTATGTTTTGTCAATCTTGGTCTTAAGATTTTTTCCAATTCTTATCCTGAAAATTTTTTGTTAAAAATTCTCCCAATAAAATCAATTTAAAAAGTTATCCATAATTAATTTAAAATTAAAATTAGTTAACCGATTACATTAGAAGTTAACCTGTAGCTATCTGAATAAAAAGGAATAGTTGCATGGAAATAAAAATAACACCAAGGACAATTTGTACGGTAATAGACGATTTGGGAAGAGTGAGCACTTTAATCGGAAAAGATATCTATGATTTTAAAAAATCTCCGAGAGTTCTTCTTGAGCCAGTTAGGCAAGCTTGTTTTATTTTAAGTAGATATGCTTATTTTTCCAGAGGCCATGTCATGGTTGAAGATCTGATGGCCGAAACTCTCCTTGTTACGAAGACGAATGTCAAACCGTGCCATGTGCTTTTAGCTATAGAAATGCTTGCACCCAAATTCTACCGACTTGCAGAACAAGGAAAACCCTTGCCGCTATGGCTGAAAAAAAAAGAACTTCCTCCCGTTATTAACGGTTGTCTTGAATCTTATTACAAAATAAAAGAGGACACTAAACAAAAAAAACAATTAGGTTTTACATTAACAAGGATTGAAAATGGCTACCATCCAAATAAAAACAAAAACGTTAGATTCATTAAAAAAAGCAACAAAAGAAATAGCATCTCAAGCATTAAAAGCGGCAATTCGTCGCTCGTTGGAACAAACTCAAAAAAGTGTCACCTCATTTGCAAGAGCACAATTAAATAAACAAAAAGAAATTAAAGTACCTGTAAAGCTTTTTCACAAGCGTGTTTTTAAACAATTAAAGGCAAAAGATAATACCCCCATAAAAGACATGAAAGCCTCTATAGGTTTTTCCACATTCCAAGAAGCAGTTTCAAATTTTCAACTTAGAACTGAAAAAATATTAGGTAAAAAAGGAAAGCGTAAATATACAAAAGTAACAGCTAAGATTTTAGGAAAAGATGTTGCTACAAACCGAACATTTTTAAGGCTTAGTAAAAAAGGCAATGCAATTAAAAATACTAAAATTGCATTAGGTCGTGAGTCTTCCGCTAGAGATTCATACAAGAGAGAGATGAGTAATGTAAGCATGACCGATGTAATTAAAAACAATATGGGAATTGCAGATTTAATAAGTGCTAAAGCAAAGCAAACTTATTTAAACAGATTGAAGCACAATATAAATTATTATTTAGACAAAGAATTAAAGAAAGTAAAATAAAATGACTTCTATTTTAATAAATGCCACAAACCTTGCTAAAGAAATGGGAGTCAGCAAACCCTACATATCTAAACTAATTGCTCAAAAAAGATTAGATTTTGCAAAAAACGTTGATAGTAAAGGAAAAGTTTTATATGACTTAACTCAGGTTTTAAAAGTTTTTTCAAAAAAAAATACAAATAATTTAGATGACAGTAAAAAAGAAAATGATATTAATGAAAAAATTAACAAAAATTCTAATGACACTTATTCAAACAATCGTAACAATAATATTTCTAGTTTCAATACTTATAACAATAAGCATCGTGCTAGGTCTAGCAATGGCTCTAATTTCCATGTTCGCACGCCCGTAAATAATACAGAAAACAATAACAATTCTGATTTAAGATATGACTTTGAGAAAACAAAAAAAATGGCTTTAGACGTTAAGAGAACACGTTTAAAGCTTTTGCAAGAGAAAAAAAGTTTAATTAGTTCGGAAGAAGTTGAAAAAGAAGCATTTGAAATAGGTAGAAAAGTTAGAATACAATTGATGTTAATTCCCCAAAGGGTTTGCAATCTTTATTCCAGTTTTACAGAACCCCATACAATTAAAACACATTTAACTAAAGAGTTAACAAATGTTTTGAATATTTTAAATCTACCTGAAGAGAAGGAAACAGAAAAAGTAACAGGTGATATAGATGGGGTATAGAGACGCTTTTCTTCGTGGAATAAAGCCAATTGAACAAATTGACTTGCCTGAATGGTGCGAAAAGTATGTAAAACTTTCTTCTAAATCTTCAGCCGAGGCAGGTAATTACAGTGTGGAGCGTGTGGAATATTTGAGAGAGCCAATGAAGTTATTAAGCTTAAGCTCGCCTTTTCAGATTGTAACTTTAATGAAGGGGGTACAATTAGGGCTATCTACATTTGCAAACAACTTGTTAGCTTATTATGCAGATTTAGACCCATGCCCTTTATTGCTTGTTATGCCTAATCAAGAGTTGGTGGAGGGATTTAGTAAGAACAGATTTACGCCTTTGCTAGATGAGATTCCAAAGATTAAAGATAAATTTAAAGCTGCTCGTTCTCAAGCTGGCGGTAACACTACTTTAATGAAAGAATATGAGGGCGGTGTTTTATACTTTGCAGGTGGAAATAGTTCTGCTGGATTATGCTCTAATCCAGTAAGAATTCTCGTTCTTGATGACGTTGATCGCATGCCTCGGAATCTTGACGGAGAAGGTTCGCCTATAAAATTAGCTTCTGCAAGAACCTCTACATTTTCCAATAAAAAAATATTTATCAATAGTACGCCCACGGACGCAAAAACAAGTTTAATTTATAAAAGTTACTTAGAAGGAGACCAACGAAAGTTTCATGTACCCTGTCCCCATTGTGAGCATTTTCAAGAACTCTTAATCGGTCAATTAAAATGGGAAGAAGATAATTTTGAGTCTGTAAAATATGAATGTATCCAATGTAAAAATTTATTTTCTGAAATTGATAAAATAAATATTATTCCTCGTGGCAAATGGATTCCTACCGCTAAAAGCAAAGACCCTAATCATGCAAGTTTTCATATTAGCTCAATGTATGCGCCAATAGGTTGGAAAAGTTGGGCAGATATTGCAAGGCAAATTGAAGCGGCCGCTTTTGATGAAAATGCAAAAATTAGTTTGATAAACCTAGAAGCTGGTTTGCCTGTCGAAGAAACAGGAGAAATATTTGACTTTGAAAAGATATACAATAGACGTGAATATTACCCACAAAATATAGTCCCTAAAGGGGCATGCCTTTTAACCTGTGGGGCTGATGTTCAGCATGATAGAATTGAATTAGAAGTTGTGGCTTGGGGAAAAAACAGGGAAAGCTGGAGTATTTGTTACAGGACTTTACTAGGGGACACTTCACAAGCTGAGGTGTGGGATGAGTTAAGAAAAGTAACAAATGAGTTATTTCCTGTAGCAGATAGTGACGCTGTGTTACCTATTGAAAGAATGGGCATTGACTGCTCAGATGGGAATCGGTCAAATTTTATTTATAACTTTTGTAGAACTCACGAGCGATTTAATCAAGTCATTCCCGTTAAAGGAACGTCTACACGTGGCACAAAAGGAATGTGTTCTACAATTGATGTAAAAGAAAAAAATAGCAATGGATTTTATTTAGGTAAAACAATTAAAGTTTTATCTGTGCAAGTTGATAAGTTTAAGACTGAATTTTATGGTAATTTAAACAGACGAATTGAAGACGGCAAAACCCCAATTGCTTATTGCCATTTTCCAGATTATCCAGAATATTATTTTAAAATGTTATGTTCCGAGACGTATTATAATAATCATTGGAAGAAAACTTTTACAAGAAATGAAGCTTTAGACTGCCGAATTTATGCAAGAGCAGTGGCATACGATTTGGGGATTGACACATATTCAGAGCAAAAATGGCAAGAGCTAAATGACCGAATTTATGCAAAAAAACCTAAAATTAAAATTGAACCTAAAAAACGTGAAAGAGAACGTGACCCATTATTGGAAAACTGGAATCGTTCTTTAAGAGATTTTTAGCATGCTTTAGTTTTTATAAATTATTTTACTTCGTTTTAGAAAAAAAATTTTTCTGGTGACTTGCCTTCAGCTTCCGAATCCTTTACTCATTGCATATGCTCTGTCCTAAATTTAAAGTTGAGGTTTTTGTTACTGCAAAAACCTCAATATTATTTACTCTTGCAACAAGATGTTGTTACAAAATACTTTTTCAACAAAAAATGTTTGGTTATTAGGCAAAGCATAACAATGCCGATAAATTTATTTTCATTTAGATTTTTTTGCTTGTTTGCACGGCTGTAAAATTTGCTCTATGCTAATATTGGCTTTTGGCCATAACCTTAAAAAAAGAACAGAATTATGAGAACATTTTTACCTAAATTACCCGATCATTTATACTATTTAAGCTCTATTCACAAAGCATGTGAAAACGAAACTTTTGATAATTGGCTTGAAGTTTTTGAAAATACGGTAATTAAAGCAATTTTAGAAAAAGAGAGTGGTTTTACAGAAACAGAAGCAAAAGAACTGTTTGATAATACGGAACAACACGCAATTAATTTTGTAAATTTATTAGCTAGATTTCTTTGTGAACAGCAAGCAGGAAATAAATACTGGAACGAGCAAGAATGGCTTATCTATTTAAAACCAGTTGAAGATACACTTGCAAAAGAAGCACGATCAAGAGCGGAAAAACATTTAGCAGATATCCCAAAAATTATAGAAAAAAAGACAGCAATAAATTCTAGACCTGAATATAACTTAGAAATAAAAGATAACTTGGTACGATTAAAAAAGATTAATTAATCTTTGTAAGTTTCTTTCCATTCTTTTATTAAATAAATTCGCTGTTCCCCATATCTGCAAGGTTCAACTCTTGACGGTATTTTTAACTCACTTGCTGCTAATCTAGCTGTTATTTTTGTGCATTTTAAAACTTCCGCAAGCTCTGATGTTTTTAGTTCATCTTTGTCACACTCTTTTAAAATTTTTGCTCGTTGCATCTTTAATGCCTCTTTAAATCCCATTTACTCCCCTTTTCTATGGGGCAGTCAATTGACTGCCTGCCTGTTATGCGTGCATTGCCTCTTCGTCAAGATTCTTCAAATGCTCCTCCAAAAAACATAGGGGCACCCCCATACTTTTTTCATTAAAAGCCTTGTAAATCGGGGCTTTTTCTTCTGAGGTCTTGCAATTTTTTACACATTTTAATTGCGCCATAAGGTCTTTAAAAATTTCTCTATGGTTGTCTTTGCCCGTGTAAGGTTCTTTATCTGATTCCAGTTCAGCTTTAGGGGCTTGAGTAGAAGCAGGAGCAGCAAGGGCTACTGGAGCGGTTTTAACGGCCGTTACATGCTCGCTAATTGCTTTTACAGGGCTTGATTCAACCTCTATCACATTGTTAGCTTGAGCCATTTCTTCGGGTGCATAATAGCCAGAAAGTTCCTTTGGAAAGGCTTTACGAAGAGCTAAAGCCTCGCCACACTTGCCAAGCATCAACTCAGGAAACTTGCGCCACATTGGGGAAACTTCGTTTTTAATTTTTTCTTCTTTATTATCAAAAGTTTGTACGTAAGAATCCCATTTAGCGATGGCGTAAGTGGGAGCCTCGAATCCTTTGCGATAAACTCCTACTTTAGCAGCATAAGGAAACTCGCCTTTGCTAGCGTCGCCTGTCCAAACTTCTTTCCAGATCCCATCCTTACCGCAAAATAATGTTGGTGTTTGGCCTGCATAATCGGGATGTGCGCTTGCTATGGCTCTAAATCCATCAATTGATATTTGAATCGTAGCTATTTTTTTATCTTTTGTTGTAGCGTCTTTATTCCAGCGTCTTATCATATAAACTTGTCTCGAAAATGGGTCTAATCCTGTTCTTTGGCACGTCATGAGGAACATTTCTAATTCTAAGTCGGTAGCTCCTTTTGCAATCTGGTCTTTGATAAGCTCAACTCTAGCCCTATCGAATCCATATTGCGCAAGACGTTCTAGGGTTTCGTTTGATGTTGCTGTTATTGCTGTTTCTGTTGCTCCTGTGGAAACAGCAGGGATTTTAATTTCTGTGGGTTTTATTGTATATTTATTAACGGGTTTTCTTACTACTGTCATGGGGAAATTCCTTTTCCGTATGTGTTAAAATTATGTGTTAATGAGCATTACGACGCATTAACTTTAGCTAGTCTTTGCTTTTGTTGCCATAATTCCACATCATATTTAAGTCTTAAACCGTACATTGTATTTGTTGTTTTAAACGGAACTTTTAAAGCTACGGCCACAGAATGCGCTATTGTTCTATCAGTGCCTAATTTGTAAGCTAAATCGTTTTGGTAGCATTCGCCAATTGCTCTAGCGGCCATTAACTTAGCGTAATAATAATTGATTTCTGAATTTGTAAACATAGGGGTATACCTCCGATAAAGTGTTTTGTTCACTAATGACGTTCTTACTTTCACTAGTTAAAAATATTTTACAGGTAAAACTATTCACCTGTCAAGTTTTTGACTCGAAAAAGTTAAGCTTTTTATTTTTAGCCAGTTAAAAGTTTTTTACAGGAAGATTTTGACTTGGGTATTTTTTTGTGGCAGTTACAAGGGGTTACAGATAGATTCTTCGATAGAGTTTTTTGTTCTGTAGTTCTTACTCGAAAGCCCTAGTCTAAAAGCCGGGGCTTTCTTGTTTTAACGGGTAGAAAGTTGGGTATTAGTTTCAAATTTATCTCTTAATTCGCTGCCTTTTAAATTCAATTCTTGTTTTATTACTTCTGATTTAAGCTTATCGTGCTTAACAAAATACATTAAATATCTATCTACATTTTCGTTGTAGGTGATTACAATTTTGTTTGCTTCAGAAATATTTTTAGGTATAAAAAACTCAAGAGTGTTTCTGGTAAAAGCCATGTTTGTTGCGTCTGTCATTACAATAAAGTTTCCTCCTCCCAAATTGTTTAAAATTCTAGTGGGGTAAACCATATCTCTTTGTCTGTTCTCGTGTGTATCTTCAGGCAATTGATAATCAAAATTCATGTTACACCTCATTTTCTGGCAAATTTGGAATAGGTTTTTTGTTTCTATCGTTAACAACGTCCTGCATTAATTTTGTACATTCCTCTGAATATTTAAATTGTTTATCTTCAGGTTTTTTACTAAAGCATTTTGCTTTTTCAGGATTCTTTAAAATATTAATTGCATTGATAGCTGTTCTTAAATGTTCCTCGATTGTTTTTACTCTATCTAAAGTTGCATATTTTGATAAATAATCAGACGATGTAACCATATCAATTAATGAATTTAATGTTTCAGTAACTCTTTCCAAAGAACCAGAAAGTTGAGCCAATTTCTCGCTTTGTTCAAGCGTTGTGCTTTCTTTTGATTTCCTAATTGCGGTCTGTAATTCAGTCCTTAAATCTAAAAGGTTTCTGTGCATTTCATTTCTAACTTCGATTTCTTCTTTATTTGTGTTTTCGGGAGCTGAAAAAGTAGGAGGGTCAAAAGCATTTACTTTAAGTGAGAGGGCTTCTAAAGAATTTTTTAGATCTAAAAATTCAGAATAACTTATCCCATCTTTACCATCCTTACCATTTAAACCATCTATTCCGTTAACGCCATTTAAACCGTCTACTCCGTCTTTACCATTTAAACCGTCTTTACCGTCTCGGCCATTCAAACCATCTTTTCCATCTTGACCGTTTTTAGGTGGAATATAAACGGGCACTTCTTTTTCAAATATTTTTTTACCATCTTCACCATCTTTGCCTTTGCATGAAATGATAGAGGTAGAAATAATTGCAATAGAAAATAATGTTAGAATAGATTTTAATTTCATTTTATAGCCTCCCTGCTAAAATATAATTGTGTTTTTATTTTACAAAGTTTTTCAATTTAATATCTAAATAAGTATTCCAAAAATTTAGGAGAAAACCCAATTATATTTTTTTCTTTAGCATACTCTTCTATCTCTTTATTGGGGATTTCTCTTTTCCAATTTGATTCTAAATAATCTCTTAATTCATCACCAAACTTTTTGTTTTTCTTCCAAAAAACATTAGCTTGTTTTTTTGTTAAATCTATCTTTTCTTTTCCACCTTTATTTTTAAACCAGTGAGCTTTATGAGCTGCTTGTGCTGTTTTGTACCCGTATCCTTGCGCATCGTCTATTAAAGTCCCATCAGGTTGGCAGATAATAAATCTAGTTTCGTATTCATAGAAACCAAAATCTTCGTCTAATTTTTTAAACTGTTTTTCTTGTACAACGTAATTTTGTTCTGTATTCATTTTTAGTCTCTTTTTATAACTGAATTTACTAAATATTCTAAGTCTTTTTTTGTTGCCATTTTGTTTAATTCGTTTTCAAGCAAACTTATTTTTTTTGGAATATTAAGCCAATCCGCAACATCGATATACTTTCTAGTTACTTCCCCCATATTATATTGAGGGGAAAAAATATCATTTTTATCAAAGCAAACAATAACATTTTTAGCTATTAATTCTTCGATAAACTCATCAAAATTTTTGTAGCTTGTGTTGTACTCCGTTTCATTTAGCCACTCGAATTGAGTTATTTTCACACTATTAAATCTGATATTGTTAAATTCTTCTGAAAACTTTTTAATTAAAAATCTTGCAATCCGCTTTGAATTTTTAATTTCAAGTCTTGCTAAAGCACTCATAAAAGCCCTGATATTCTTTTCATATTCTTCCGTGAAATCTTTATGGGAAAGCATTACTTTATATTTCCTATTTTAACTTAAAAAGTATTAATTAAACTTTTTATTTCATTCATCTTATTTAAAAGGGCGTTATGTTCTATAAGTAACTTATTGTATTTTTCTTCGAAATTTTCATTTTCATTTTTAGCAATTACATGTTTTTCTTGTGCTGTTTTATTCATTGAATCCGAAATTTTTTTAGTGTCTTCTTCGTCTATTTCAAGTTCTAAATTTTCATTTTCAAAATCTTTTTTAATCGATTCAATTAATTTTTTTGGAAAATATCTTAACAATAATTGAACGTCTTTGCCTGTTATTTTTGGATTAGCTACGGAACCGCCAGACCTATCATAGACACCATTTAATAGTATTGCTTGGCTATCAAGGGAAACTTCAGAATTTCTTTCTTTTCTTTCTACTATTTTCCTACCTGTTAATACAAAATCAGCATAATTACCGCATAAACGTTCGCCCTTTAATTTTAAGGAGACATATTCAATTTCATTTTCTGTTCCATTTTCTCCAAAAATAGAATCAAGTAATTTATTCACTTTATCACTATCTAATGAATTAAACTCCCAAGCTCTTAAACTAGCGTTCCAATTTCCACCTCTAGTTTTATATTTTTTATTTGCAGATAGATTAAATGGGGCATATATATAAAGTTTGTCATTAATTGTTTTTTGAGAAACATGTTTTGGTTTGCAAAAGTACGACATGATAATTCCTTTTCTGTAGTTCTAATTATTTTTCAATCACGGTTCTTATTCGTGACCTGTGAAGTTATTAATATGCAAAATAAATTTTGTCAACGTGACTTCTTTGTGACTTAAAAAATAATATTTTTACTTTGCCTCTTTAATAGCTAAAACAAAAAATTAAAATTATGGGGTTTATTTTAATTTTAAGAAGGGGTTTGCTTCGTGGCTTGCATTATGTCGTTTTTCTCATTTGAAGGGTCTTAATGGGCTTCTAAATGGTTTTAAAAAACCTGTAGCCCCTAGTGGGGGCAAGGGTTTACGAGCGGGGGCGGTAGCCTCCATAGCGAGAAAAAGAAGCAAAAGCGGCGATTGAGCGTGTTGACAGAAAGATCTGACAGAATACAGGTAAAATTAAAGTAACAAAGAAAGCGACTTCTCTTAGGCGCAGTAAGACGAAAAAAAAATGACCGACTAGTAGGTTGTCGAAGAATTGTCGAAGGGTCTGTCGAAGAATTGTCGAGGCGTGCCTTAACGAAATCAACGGGTTACAGACGCAAAAAAACGAGCTGTCGAATTTCGACACCGAAGTTGCGTCGAAGAATTGACATTTTTCTATATTTTATGCTAACTATTTCTGTCGAAGTCATTTTATTTTCGTTAATGAAATTAACCACTTGAAACAAGACAATTATATTTCTAATATTGGACAGTTAGAAAAACTTGAAAGGAATCATCATGATATACAAGAAGAAAAAAGACGACCAAAGGAAGAATTATCAAACGTTTGGTGTTTTTTTAAAGGGCAAAAAATATAAGTTATTAAACCACTATATTTTAGCAGGACTGTTTCTACAAAAATTTACAGAGTCAAATAACCCCACAGATTGGCAAAAAATAACGGCTGAAGATTTAAAAACCGCAGGGATTAACGTTGCAGAGGATTACAAAACATATTATGGGTGGCGTGAAACTATGCTTAAAAAAGGAATTTTAATTTGTCAGGCTACTGACGAAGAAATTAAA